AAGGATCCGAACAACTCTGCCAATGAAGGTAAAGTGTTCCTGTTCAAGTTCGGTAAGAAGATCTTTGATAAGATCACTGCAGCGATGCAACCCGAGTTTGAAGATGAAACTCCTATCAACCCCTTTGATTTCTGGGGTGGTGCTAACTTCAAACTGAAGATCAAGAAGGTTGCTGGTTATTGGAACTACGACTCTTCTGAGTTTGATCGCCCTTCTCCTCTTCTGGACGACGATGATGCTCTGGAAGCCGTCTGGAAACAAGAATATTCTCTCTCGGAACTTCTTGCTCCTGATCAGTTCAAGTCTTATGAAGATCTGAAGAAGCGTCTTGATTATGTTCTTGGAACTCGTGGTGTTCCCAAGTATCAAGATCCTGAAGTTATGGATGAAGAGAGTGATAATGATAGTTACTCTGTTGATCCTACTCCTCGTCGTTCTGTTGAACCTGTAGCCGTGGCTGCTGGTGTTGACCGTGATGAAGATGAAGAGGATGCCCTGTCCTACTTCGCTCGACTTGCTGAAGACTGAAATTAGCTTTTGATTTCAAAAATAGCGGGAAAAAAATTCCTGGCCATTTTTGAGCCACAGGGTCGCTCAGGCGACCCTTTTATCTTGGCAATAAAATACGTGGATTTTCGGTCTTTTTGAGAGTTGGACTAATATACTGTTCTGATGGTTTATATTCCATATTGTCACTATTGTCTCTCAAGAAGATTTCTAAGTATTGTTGTTTTAAGATGTTAATATCTCTCTTTTTGTCATTCAGTGCGATTTCGTGTTGAAGATATGAAACAGACTTAATTCGACTTTCTGTCTTCAATATACCACCATCGAGAAAAGTTACGGAATAGTCAGAATCAACCCAATATCCTTCTGGTTGAATTAATCGACCTTGACCATCAAATATTTTCAAAGTTTCATAATGATGAATGTTTGATAATTGTGATTCTGTGTACTTTTCAGACAAATAGTTGTATAAGTCCGAATTTGACATTGGCCAATCATCTCGAACATTAATGATGTTGTTCGTAATCAAAACTACCCAATCAAGAGTTGAATCCCCATAAAAAGTTTCTGCCACGTTGTCGGGTCTTTCATCACCTTGAATTGAATATTTTTCAAATGCCACATAGGAATCTAGAATATCTTCCCGAATTACAGATCTACGGAAAATGTTTTTGACTCTTGAATAATCATAGATTGAGTTTCTGTCATTCGCTAGAGATGGATAGTCTAACTCAGAAAACTGTCTAAAATATGCGTTTCTTTTAGGATCGTATGCCATATCAGTAACCTACATCGTCTCCAGATTGTTCTTGATCGACATCATAAACTGGTTTCAATTCAGTAAACTGTAAGTTCATTAAAACCGAGATTGGTTGAGAATCACCATATGCTGCCCAATATCCATCGGGTGCATAATCAACAGTAATTGTTCTCAGAGCCATTTGATGAAACTTGTTCATCTTGTTTGTACTGTATTGTAATTTAAAAACATCAGGTGTTCCAAGTAACGCCTGATTTTCATATTTTGGTGCAGCTCCTTGTTTGAACCATTTGATGATTTTACGAATTGTTGCACCTTCTTCTTGACTTCTTGCAACCATAAGAAACTGAAAACCAAAGTCTCTTAAGACTGGGCCCTGGAAAAGAAGTTCAGCGTTTGGGTTCGCAATTTTTCCAGTTGCTCTTGCAAGAAGTTCATCTGGGTTTACACTGATACCTAGTGTTTTTACCGCTCTAGACGCTATGATTGAACCCATAACGCCAGCCGCACCTCCTGCATTATTTTGTAAAAATGTTCCAGCCCTAGAAATCACATTTCCTGCCGCGGCAAATGGATTTGCAATTGCATTCTGTAACCCAGTAAATGAAGCAGGTTGTAATGAATCGTATGCACCCTTAAAACCTGCTGCAAGTGCAACACCAAAGATATTCAGGTCACTATCACCCCATTCTGCACCGTTTGAATCACTTACCTTAGGCATCGGAAGAATTACCGTTCCGCCATATTTTCCAGAACCATCACCAACGATTTTATTTTCAAATACGGAATTTGGTTGACTCATATTCGCATCAGTTCTCTGATACTGAAACTTTGTGAATGAGATATAATCTTGGTTTAAGTCAATGTCCAGTGGATATGCTGCTACGACTGGAGTTTGATTCGTTAAACCAGAACCTCCTGAAACTGAAGATCTGGCTCCATAATTTACACTGGATGGTGAAAGAAACTGTGTCGGATTTCCAATCTTATTTGGATCTGCAACAATTCCAGTGGAGTAAAATAGGTTATTTGAACTCTCTATCGATTTTGGATCAGTTGAAGTATTGATTTCTTTGTTATACTCACTTTGATAAAAAGTTTGAGTAATATCTGTTGGTGAAGTTTGAACAGTTTGACCAATAGTTCCTCTCAATTGATTCCATACAACTCCAGTTTCATTGGATGATGCGATAGTAGACCATTGAGGATTAGTTGGATCTACAATTTTATTATTTTCATATATTCCTTTGATCTTCAAATCATTATCAAGAATAATGACATAAGAAGCTCCTGAACCAGAAACAGTATAAGATTTACTCTTCGTAGCGGACATTAACTTTTACTGTAAACTTTATGTTTTGGAACAACAATGCCACGCATATCAACGAATCTTTCTGTAGGTAATTGTGATACCCCAGACCACTCTTTTTCTGGGATTTTATAAATCATTCCTTGAACTCCAGAATACCTGTACTTTCGTAAAGTTCTGGGAGGAACTGCAACTGCACCCTGCGCTGAATTATTTAGAAGACTTTTTGCAAGTTCGTCTCTTCTTCTAAGTTCAAGATAATGTAGATTGCATCCAAGAAATCCATCCTTTCGCATTTCTATGATATAAGCTAATGGATATATGTCATAAAATGGTAGGGTTTTTGTGATTGGGCTGTATGTGAAAAAGAACAGTTGCCCAGGTTCAAATCCATATGTATCTGATGCATCATCATTTAGATTTGGAGAGCCAAGTTCTTCAATTAATTGCGAACGAAACCATTCTCCACTACGACTTTTATTACCAACTCTTTTTTGAATATTTTCAAAAACAGTCATAACCCTAATTCCTTTTCGGTCATAATTCTGAATTCTAACTGTCTATCATCACAAAATTCTTTTGCAGCTTTCCATTTTGCTTGATTACGTGCATAGTTGATCGTTTCCGTAATCAAAGTTTTCTTAGACTTGCCTTTTGTTGCAATTGGTTGTACAGTTTCTCTCATCGGTTTAATTTCGATTACGGATCTACGTACATTTCCATCCTTATCTTTGTACTTGATAAAGAAGTCAGGAAAATATCGACGAACTTTCTTGGTGGTTGGATCGTGATAAGGAATAAAAAACTCTTCAGACGCCCACTCAAGAACATTCTCGTTTAGGTCACAATACACCATCATTTTGCGTTCCCATAAAGAACGATAAATGATATTATTTGCATCACCTTTGTATTTCTTTGGGTTAGAAGGTCTGAATACACCTTTATAACTCATACATAGTATAGGTAGTTCAATCTATTTATTGTGCCCTTTCCCAAGTCAGGTCAAATATATCAAGAACCTCTAGACCGTATTCGTAATACTTTAGGTAGAGTTTCTCTTGATACATTCTATCAGGTTACATTTTCCTTTGGAAAGTCTAACACCTGGTTATCTGGTGGTGTTAAGACACAAGGTTCTGCAAGAAACAATGGTTTAGATTTCAAACAGAAGTTGAGTCTGTTGTGTACCGAAGCTGAACTTCCTGGAACTTCGTATTCAACAACACAAGCAATTGGTCACCATCAAGGTATTGTTGAATCTTTTCCAAACTTAAGAGCATATCCTCCTCTTAACTTAACTTTTTATGTGGATGCTGAACACGTTGTATTAGAAGTCTTTGACAAGTGGATGAATTACATCAATCCTGTTCCTGCATCAAAACAGAGATCGTTGAATGCTTACAGTCGATTTAGATATCCAGATTCTTACAAAGAAATCATTCACATCACAAAGTTTGAAAGAGATAGTTTTAGAGAACGGAGAGCAGCTGAAACAAGATCAGGATTGTTTCATTATGAGTTTGTAAATGTTTGGCCAACGAACTTGACATCGATGAAAGTAAGTTACGGTGAATCAGATATTCTAAAGTGTTCTGTTCAGTTTGCATACGACAGATATTTTACTGACACAACTCCATCAGAGTTTCAACAAGTGGTTTTACAACAACCAAATTGGGCAGCTCTTGATGTTGTCAATCGAAATGCAAGCACTCTTAAAGACGCAACT